TTGACATATAAAAATAATAATGATAATATAACCATAGTTCGAGAACACGAACAAAAGAAAGGAGGCAATTTAATGGAAAACGTAGAGTTAAATCATGATAAATTAAAAGGAAAAATAAAAGAAGTCCTAGGAACGCAAAGCAAGCTAGCAGAAAAACTTGAGCTAGATGAAACAACTATAAGTAATAAATTAAATAGTAATACATATTTTACACAAAAAGAAATTTTAAAAATATGCTCTATTTTAAATATTACAACAGATAAAATACCAGAATATTTTTTTAAAGAAAAAGTTCGAGAATACGAACAGAACTAAGCACAGCACAATCACATTAAATAAATAAAAACAAGAAAGGAGGACTAGCAATGTGAATAAGCTAATAAAGAGGTGTCTGTATGATAATAAAAGAGTTTAATTTAGGAAATACAAAAATAGCAATAGATAATACATATTTAGCAAAGACAGAGGAAGAAAAAGAAAATATATATCAACAATTTAATAAAATAGCATGCAAAATTTTATGTGAAGGGAAGTGAGAAAAAATGAGCAAAAGACAAAAGATATATTGCAAAGTAGGACAAGTAGTATGTGAAGGCTTAGGAATATTAGCAATAAATGCAGTATTTATAGGAATGTTTGCATTGTGGCTATTAGAATATTAAAAGGAGGTAAAAATAATGTTTTTTAGAAAAAAGAAAGAATTAGAAAGTACTATTAAGGCAAGAACTAAAGCATTAAAAGAGGCAGAGAATAGAGTAGTTGAATATAGAAGCTTATTTAAGAAAGTAAGTGAAGAAAACAAGATATTAAGAAACTTTTATGAAGAAGTAAGTTATCTAGTAACTTCAAATACATATAGAGCAGATAGTATTATTTTAAATAGAATAAAAGAACTGGTAAAGGAGATGTAAAAATGGATAAGTATGACAAGCTTTATATTTGGCACATAGTAACTTTGGCAAGAATAAAATGCAAGAAAAAAGAACTAGATACAGTCGCTAAACAAATCTAGTTCAAATGGATTTAGTAAATCAATTCTTTAATATTATACAACAAAAGTTTAAAAAAATCAAGGAGGAAAAAATGGGAGAAAAAGAAATAAAAAATCTAGTCAAGAAAATATTAAAACAAATAGGAATACAAATTAACTTTAAAGGATTTCACTATTTACAAACATTAATAGCAGTAAGTATCAATAAAGATTTTAACATGAATGAATATAAGATAGTAGCAGCAAGGCATCATACAACAGCAATTAGTGTAGAAAGAGCAATAAGATACATATGTGATACACAGCAAGAAAAGTTACAGAAATATTTTGAAACAGATTACAAAATTACAAATAGTGTTTTGTATGAACTATTACGAGAAAAAGTTTTAGAAGAAATAGACCAGTTCAATATGAAACAAGAGAATTTGACAAATTATGTCGCAATGTAGACATTTTAGAGTAAGAAGTAAAAAGTATCAAAAGTATTTTTATTGCTTAAAACTAAAGAAAAAGATAGATGTGGAAAAGTGTTCAACTTGTGAATACAAAGATTACAAAACACAAAAAAAGTTGAAAACAAGAAGTAAAAGAATAAATAAACTAGAGAGAAACAGAACAAGTATATTAACAAATGATGAAGAACATTGTTTTTTATGTAATAGAAAAATCAAACAAGTAAATAGACATGAAATTTTTTTCGGTAGAAATAGAAAACAAAGCATGAAATATGGATTAGTAGTATATCTGTGTGACGATTGTCATACAATAAGCAATTTGTCAGTACATAATAATTATTTTACAGATTTAAAACTAAAACAATTAGGACAAGCAGCATTTGAAAAGAAATATAGTCATGAAGATTTCATGAAAATATTTGGAAAAAATTATTTGTAGGAGGAATTTAAGATGATAATAGCGTTATCAATAATATTATTTATTTTAAGTATGGTATTTTTTTGTATAGCATCTGCTAGTTATGAACATGAAATAGGTTTTGAAGTGACAGGATTAATTCTTTTAATACTTACAGTTTGTGTATCAGTATTTGGTTGTGTTCATGGATTTATTGATTATCCGCAAACAGAAGGGACACATCAAGGGGTTATCACTGCTGTAGACTTAGAAGGAAAATGGTTTAGAAGATATGAAGTATATCTAAAATCTGGTGGATATACTACGCAAAGTGACGAAACAGCATATCTAGTTTATGAGAATGAAAAAGAATTAGTAGAAAAATTAAAGAACGCAATAGGAAAAGAAGTGAAATTACATTATGGACATGACGGAGGATATATAGCTTGGAATAGTTGTGGTACATATCATATAAAAGATGTAGAAATAATAGAAGATAATTAACATCTAAGGCTAGACAGGATTTTGTCTAGCCTTGTTTGGAAAGGAGCAAAAGAAAATGTCAAAATATGAGAAAGATAGAAAATTTTATTGGCTACAGTTGAAAGAAGACTTCTTTGATGAAGATGCAATAAGTTGGATAGAAGAACAAGAAAATGGAGAAAAATATTCATTATTCTATTTAAAACTTTGCTTAAAGTCTTTAAAAACAAAAGGAATTTTAATTAGACAAGTTGGAAATATGTTAGTTCCGTATGACAGAAATAAATTAGCAGAAATTACAAGAACAGATCCAGATACAGTAACAATAGCTATGAAATTACTTGAACAAATAGGATTAATAAAAATATTAGATAATGGAGAAATATACTTAACACAAATTCAGAATTTAATAGGAGCTAAAAGTATTGGTGCATTTAAGAAAGAGCAGCAAAGATTATTATCTACAAAAAAAGAAGAGGACAATTGTCCACCCTTGTGTCCACCAGAAATAGAACTAGATATAGAACTAGAAAGAGAAATAGAATTAGATTTATTAGCTAAAGACGAAAAAGAAAAAAATAACATGGTAGATTTTTATAATAACAATATTGGAATGATAACTAGTTTTATTTTTCAAGATATGAATTTTTATTTAGAGAAGCGGAATGGAAGAAAAGCTAATAATTGAAGCAATGAAAAAAGCTGTAAGTAGAAATATACGAAACTGGGATTATGCAGCAGCAATACTAAAAGATTGTCTAAATAAGAATATAAAAACATTAGAACAATACGAAGCAAGTCAACTAGAATTCAAGAATAAAAAAAGTAAAGATACAGCTACAGATGAAAAAACAGAAGAAGAAAAGAAATTAGAAAAAATAAAAAAACTGGAGGAAAGCCAAAGAAATGCAAATTTCTGAGTTTATAGAAGAAACAAGTAAAATAGAAAAATACTTTGGAAAAGATAAAGAACTAGATGAGTATCAAAGAGAAATTTGGTACAACGAACTAAAAAATATAGATTTAAATAGATATAGACAAATAGTAAGGCAAGTATTTAGAGAATGCAAATTTATGCCAAAGTTAGCAGATATATTAAGTATTAATGACAATCTTCCTTATACACAAAATATAAATAAACAAAGACAAATAATTGAATGTAACAAATGTAGAGGATTAGGAGTAATACTTTACACTAAAAAAGTAAAGGACGGTGGAAGAGATTTATATTACACATATGCAGCAAGATGTGAATGTCAAAACGGATTAGAATTCACATACGATGGAACAAAAATAAGTGATACAAAACATAGAAGTAAGTTTTATATAAAAACAACTGCAGAAATAGGAATATAAAAGAAAGGAGAACAAATGAAAGAACTAGTAATAGAAAAATACTTAAATTCACATGAATTTAAAACAAGAGAGCAACTAGTAAAAGAAACAGGATTAAGTGATAGAGAAATAAGAAGACAAATAAGTGAATTAAAGAATAGAAGAGTAGTTATATATAGCAGTAGTAGAAGCGGCTATAGATTAGCAAAAGAATATAAGAGCATGTCGGACCAACAAAGACAAGAAGAAAAAAGACAAATAGAACATAGCTTAAATGATAAAAAATCAAGAGTAAAAGTATTAAAAAAACAGATGAGAAAAGACATAGCATATTTAAAAAAGGCAGAACAGATAGAGCTAGAAGAACAAAATTATAATCATATACCAAGAATAGATTAAAAAGGAGAAATTATGAAAGATAAAACAAAGTATTATAGTAAAGAAACATTTAAACAAGAAAAGAATATAGAACTAACAATAGTATTGATATGTGTATTCTTAATACGGATTTATAGCAGGATATATATGTATGAATAGTGCAATAGAAGATAGACAAGAGATAAATATAGTAGAAAGCGAGGAAAAGTAACATGAAAATGTATTGCAAAATAAAAAGACCTGATAATGCAAAAGAGAGCATTAGCAAAGGAGAAAAAGTAGTAATACAAGAGAAAATAGATGGTAGTAATACAGCAATATTAAATGATAATGGAAAGATAAGATATTTTAGTAGAAGTCAAGAATTAACAGGAGAAGATGGTTTGGGAGGATTTATAAAATATATAAAAGCTAAAGAAGATAAGATACTTCAATACTTGCCAAATGGATATGTGTTATATGGAGAATGGTTAGGACAAGGAAAGATAAATTATAATTCATTAGCCAAACAAGGTAAGATAGAACCATATTATGCATTTGATTTAGTAAAAGAAATAATAAACAAGTCAACAGAGGACGAAGATTTTACAAGAGTTTTTGCAAGCATAGATGAAATGAAAAATATTGCAAATGAAATTGGACTTAAGATAGTACCAGAATTAGATGTAATAGATTTTGATAATTATGATGATTTAAAAGTTAAATATGTAGATAATCAAAAATCAGCGTTAGAAGGAACAGATAGCATAAGAGAAGGAATAGTAATTAAAACAATAGACGGAGCAAAAAGAATAAAAATAGTTGCAGATACTTTCCAAGAAGTAAAAACGATAAAAAATAGTCAAACCAAAAGTCCATATGCATTTTTGGATAAATACATAACTCCAATGAGAATATGTAAATTTTTAACTACAATAGGGATAGAAAATCCAACTAAAGAAGATTATATAAAAATATTTAAACAATTAGACGTTATAGCAAAAGACATTTTAGAGGAAGAAGGAGAACAAATATTAAAAGATCTTGGAAGAATAATAAAACAACAGGCAATATCTAATATTAAAGAATATGTAGAACAAACAAAGGAGGAATAAAATATGGCATTTGATTTAGATAACGAAGAACTAAAAGCAACAAGAAAATTACATAGACTAAATGATGATTTATATGGCGACAAAAAAATCAAAAATGATAAGATAATAGCTCACAAATTTGCGGTAATGCAACAACAAATTAATGAGAAAGATAGTAGAATACAAGAGCTAGAAGAAGAACTAGAGAAAGCTAATAAACAGCTAGATTTAGATTATGTAGACGACAATTACATAACAAAAGAAAAAGTAAAAGATAAGATAGAAAAGTATAACAGAAAAATGGAAGAAGACGTTGGACATCCAAAGAGGAAAATAGAAAAAATGAAATGTGGAATATGTAAAAAAGAAATACCTAAAAAACAAGTACGAATAGATAATATGCATTATGAATTTGATGAAGAAACAGAAAAACTATTCACAGTAGATAGACAAGATAGTGTAACTGTATGTCAAAAATGTTATGCAAATTTAATTTGGGATTAGAAGGGGGCTAGGAGAGTGCATATAGAATGTTGTAATAAATGTGGAAGTAACAAATTATTTGTAGAAATACAAGGACAAAGAAGAGGCTTGTATTGTGGAGAATGTGGAAAATGGCAAAAATGGATAACAAAGCAAGAGTTACAGATAGCAAAATTCAAAGGAATTAAAATTATTGGGAGAAAATAAAGCAATGACAAAAGAACAAGAAGAAGCAATAGAAAGATTAAATAGATTTAAAACTATAGAAATTTTATATAGCAATACGTTTGCAATGCACATAGAACAATTAAAAACACTTCAAGAAGATATAGGAACAGTTTTATCTATGCTACAAGAACAGCAAGAAGAAAATAAAAAGAAAGATAAGATAATAGATTTAATTATAAATGAATTTTATAAAAGAGTAAAAATAAATGAAAATTGTTATATTCAAAAATCAAAAAGAATCGAAGATTGTTTAAAACATAAAAATTGTAAAGAATGTATAAAACAATATTTTGAAAGAAAAGTAAAGGAGTAGAGAATTGAATAAATTATATTTTTTAAAAGAAAACAAATATATTCGCTTAAAAATAGATAGACCAACAATGCCATTTAGAGCAAGTATATCAATTAACAAATATTGTTGGAATGAAAAAGAGAACAGATATTATGAAATAAACTTTATGACATTCCACCCTTATGATTATAAAGATGAAAAAGAAGCTTTAGAAAAAGCTAAAAATTGGTTAGAGATTAAATTAAAAAAATTTCAAGAAGGATTAAATGAAAAAGAGTAGTCAATAGCTTAGTTAGATAAAGCATTAGCCTTCTAAGCTAGTGGTCAATAGAACGAAATATTGAAAAAGGAGTAAATATGGATATTAAAGAAAGATATATAAGTAAAAAAGAGTATCTAAAAAGAGATGATAGTAATGTTGGTTATGCTCTACATGTTCAGAACAATATAAAAAAAGATGATTATGCAAGATTAAATACAGGAGAAATTGTAAAAGTACTTGGAATAAGAGAAAATCAAGTAAATAAAAAAGCTATTTATTTTGGAGCATATGATGAAAATTGGTGTGATAGTGCTGCAGTAGAAAACTTTTCAGAAAACATAATAGACTTAATAGAAGTAGGAGATATAGTAGAATATCAAGTTAATTCTTTAAGTAAATTAAAAATTGGTAGAGTAAAGAGCTATAGAGATGCTAGAAGTAATAAAGAATATTTAGGTGTTGAGGGATTTGATATTACAAAGATATATATAAAATCAATATTAACACATGAACAGTATAATGCAAATTGCTATAAAGTGAGGTGAAAAAGTAAGATGATTGATAAAAATAATCACAGTAAAATAATATTAGATTTATGTGGAGGTACTGGTTCCTGGAGTAAATATTATAAAGAAAATGGCTATGACGTAAGAATTATAACATTACCAGATTATGATGTGTGCCAATACGAACCACCTAAAAATGTTTATGGAATATTAGCAGCTCCACCTTGTACAATGTTTAGTATAGCTAGAAATGATAAAACGGCAAAAAAGCCACGAGATTTAAAAGGTGGAATGGAAATAGTAAATGCTTGTTTAAGAATTATACATACATGTTTATATGAAAACTATAGAGTTGGACAAGGACTACATTTTTGGGCATTAGAAAATCCTTATAGTGGATATTTAAAAAGATTTTTAGGTAAGCCAGCATTAGTATTTGACCCTTTTGAATATGGAGACCCTTATACTAAAAAAACTGCTATATGGGGAGAGTTTAAAGAACCAAAAAAGCACATAGTAAAACCAAGAAAATACCAACATAATTGTGGTGCCAGGGATTTTGTAAGTTGTGTAGAACATTTTGCGGATTTAAAACAAATTCCAGAAGGATATTTAGAAAAGACAGGTTTAAGTAAAAGAACAGTACTAAGAAGTATGACTCCACTACGGATTTGCAAAAGCTTTTTATGAGGCGAATAAATAGATTAAATTGCTATAAAATGAAAGGAGAATAGAATGTTTAAGATAACCAAATCATTAGAATTATTAATTGCAATACTAAAAGAAATTAATAGAAGTATAAAAGAATTAAAAGAAGATTTAAAACCAGAATGGAAAAAAATTTCAGCAAATATTGATGAAATTTCTAATTTATCTGTTAATATATCAAACTTAGAAAGTAATATATACACAAAAGAAGAAACAGTAAAAGCAATAAATAAAGAATATGATTATAGAGAAGAATATGAAGAATGTAAAGATGAAAATTATGCTTTATTAGAACTAATAGAAAAATATTGCAAGTATGATGATAAATATAAAGTGCTAGATTTATTTAATGAAATAAATGATAGATATATAATAGATAAAAGATAAAATAACAAACTTAATATAAAAAAGTAGTACAAGTCTATAAAAAAAAGTATAAAAATAGAACTATTTTATAGTTAGGAGGAAATAATATGCCAAATTGGTGCAAAGGAAATTTAAAAATAAGAGGTAAAAAAGAAAATATAATTAAATTTTTAGAAGAAGGGACAAGTTTATTAGATGGTTTATGGGAACCAAAAGAAATAAAACCTGAAATAGAGATAAACGATTGTGACGAAATAGAAATAAAAAATCTTGATAAATTAAAAGGGATAGATCATTTATACATAAAAGGAACACACAGAAATTTTATAGTTCCAGTAGAAAATGAAATATATATATATGATATAGATGAAAAAGAACAAATAATTTGTCTAGAAAATTTTAAAGCAGCATGGGGAATTGATGCAGATGCATTAAGAGTAATTTCTGATAGATATGATATTGACATTAAGATATATGCTTTTGAAGCGGGGATGGAATTTAATCAAGATATAGAAATTATAAAAGGCAAGATAATTAAGGACGATGAAATAAAATTTGAAAATTATCAATGGGAATGCATAGAGCCTAATTTAGGAGGATAGAAGGAAGCATGAGAGATATAAAATTTAGAGGGAAATTTTTAGATGATACAAGTGAATGGTTATATGGAAATTATGTTTATATAGAAGATGATGTTTTTCATCATAAAATAGCAGATAAAAGTGGATTGTTATTAGATATAGATATAAATACAATAGGACAATATACACGGACTAAAAGATAAAACGGAAAAAGAAATATACGAGGGAGATATAGTAACTGGTACAGATTATCCTTTTATAGATGAAGGAAAACAAAATTATATCGGAATTATAGTGTTTTATGATGATGCTGCTAGTTTTGGATATGAATATCAATGTGTTAGAAAGAATAAAAGAGGAATATCTAATGGAATAAATAACGAATTTGAGGCTAATGAGAATTTAATTTGTGAAAATTTAGAAGTAATAGGCAATATATATGATAATCCAGAATTATTAAAAAAAGGAGAATAGCATATGAAAACATCAAAAGAAGAAAAGCTAGAAAAAGCATTATATAATTGGATAGATGCAAATGATGTAGTAGAAGAAGATATAACTAGTATGATAGAACGGACATAGTATAAGTAAATCAAGAATAGCAACTCATGTAAGTGACAGTAAACAAAAGCTAAAAAGGTTAGAGTTATTATTAAAAGAGTAATTAAGAAATATAAAATAAAAAACCCGCCGAAGCGGGAAGCCACTAATCATTGGCATGGTTGAGGTATAGCTTTATAAAATAGATTGCGATTGGAATAAATATTATTGCCATGAGCCATTTTTGATTAAGAATATGATTGAATACGATGTAAACTTCAATAATGGACCAAACATAATAAAAATTCTTTCTCATCTAAAATACCTCCAAAGTCAGTAAATATATATATTATAGCATAAATCACATAAAAATTCAAATACTACACTAATAAAGAGGTGTTAGTATGACAGATGAAGAAATAATACATCTTTGGAGAAGCGGATATAGCAAAACAACAGTAGCAAAAATGTATAAGCAATCATATAACAGACAGATAGATATAATAAGATTAGATGTAAGAAATAGACACAAAGGTAAGAAAATAAGCAGTTATGAAGCATTAGCAAGAGTGGAAAAATTAATTTTAATGAGGAGGGACAAATGAAAAGAGAAGACTTGAAAGACTATCTAAACAACAAAGAATATATAAGAGAAAACATGGAAGATTTAATAGAAAGAGGAAATGAAATAAATCAATTAACATCTATATTATCGGACATGCCGAAGCGGAAGTAGAAAAGTAGAAGATAGTATGGCTGAAAAGCTAGTTACATATATAGACGATAAAGAAGAACTATTTAATGAGATACTAGAATTAAAAGATAAACAAAAGAGGATATTATTACAGCTTAAAGAAGTAAAACAGCCATATAGGAATGTTTTGTATAAAAGATACATAAAAGGAAAGAGTTTTGTGAAGATAGCAGACGAAATGCATTATGATTTTAAATATACAACTAATTTGAATGGAATTGCATTAAATGAATTTGATAAACTAGATAAAGTTGTGGAGAAAAATGGTTGAATAAAGACAATAAAATATGATTTAATTATAATAGCAATAAATGATACAGTCGAACTCGAGAGAGTTCAAGCCCAAGACTGTATATTATTGCTATTATATATTGCGATTGTGGAGAACCAGATATCTCGCTAGTCTCATAAACTAGAGAAAGCTAGTGCAATTCTAGTCATCGCAACCAAACGGCTAATAATAAATATATAAAAAATGCCGTTCTATATTATTTGTGTGTGGGATCTTATTGAAGGTCGTAAAGAGTCTTATAAAAGGCTCTTTTTTTATTTAAAGGAGAGATAAAAAATGGGAAATGAAAAAATTAAAGAAGAAGTAACAATGGAAATGACTATTGATTTAATGAATAGCAAAGATTATAAAGATAGATTTAAATGGGAATATGCTCAAACATTAATAAGACTTCGTAAGTTAAACAATATGCTAAACAAATATGATGAAGGAACATTAGATTTTACACCAAATTGTCCAATTTATTTATTAAGAAATCAATCATCATATATGCAAGCATATTTAAAAACTATGGAAGAAAGAGCACAATATGAAAACATAGATTTAAGTTTTATATAGAAGATTAGTTTTCAACAATCACTAACTATGTAATATATAGTTAAAGAATTGTGAAATAAATGTGTAGTGGTGGAATAGACATATTACGTTTAGTGCGTAATATGGTAAAACTAAACGGCGGTAGAGTACGGTGGAAAGACCCATTATCGCTGAATGGTAATAGTAGACACTGTGCAGGTGCAGAATAACGCACGAACATAATTGACCTTAAATAGATTATGAAGTAGTGGCGGAGATATCCCAGTAGATAAGTTTAAGTAAAGCTCAAAAGTTATTCATATAAGGTGCAAATCCTTATCTACACTAAAATATAATTTACTATTAGGAGAAAATAAATGAAATTATGTGATACATGTAAAAATACTACATGTGAAAAGAAATTAATAATAGTAGAAAAGAATAATTTAACAATAATAAAATGTTTAGATTATGAAAAAGATGATAGTAAGATACAAGGATATAAAAAGCAGTTAAATAGAACAGCAAAGCAACAAGATACATTAATGAAGTTGAATATATAGAAGGAGGAATTAGAATGAAGAAGATTAGATTTCTAGTAAATGTACCAGATAAATATACAAGAGAAGAGTACAAAGAAGGACAAGAAAAAGAATTTGAAGATAAAAGAGCAGAGGAGATATTAAAAGCAAGAAGAGTAAATGGACAAGCTTATGCAGAACTAGTAGAAGAAATAAAAGAGATAGAAACAGCAACAAAGAAAGTAAAAGCAGAAACAGCAGTAAATAAAACAAGAACAGTTAAAAGCATAGAAATAGATTTAGATAAAGGAACAGTCAAAGAAAACGAATAAATAAAAGGAATTAAATATGACATATAGAGATAATCCAGAGATAGCAAAAAAATATAAAAGTAAAAGATGGCAAAGATTAAGAAAACAAAAGCTAATATTAACAAATGGATTATGTGAGAGATGTTTAAAGAAGCGGGTTATATGTACCTGCTTATTTTGTACATCATAAAGAATATATTACAGATTTAAATTATGAAGATGACAATGTATTCTTTAATATAGATAATACAGAGAGTCTTTGTAAAAAATGTCACAATCGGTGAACATTTTAAAACTAAAGTAGATTATACTTTTGATGAAGAAGGTAATTTAATAAAAGCATAGAGAACTATTGCAAGAGTTTTAAGAGAGGAAAATCAATCGCCTCTCTTTTTCTATGCTGTTATAAAAGGATTGAAAAGAAAGGATTGATATTATGAAAAGTTATAAACCAATAGGGAAAAGAAACGAATATTTGCTAAAAGGAGATTACGCAGAATTACATATACTCGATAAATATGGAAATATAAAGCAAATAGTATTAATTGATATAGATGATATAGAAAAATTAAAACAATATAGCTTTAGAACACATAACAAAGGATATATATCAACAAGTATAAAAGGAAAAACAAAATATTTACATCAAATTGTCTATGGAAACATAGAAGAAGGTTTTGAAATAGACCATATAAATAGAAATAAATTAGATAACAGAAAATGTAATCTAAGGAAATGCAAACATATAGATAATACTCATAACAGAGTAAAGGCAAATAAATATAAACAACAAGGGATAACAAAATTAAACAGATTAAAAGCAAAGCCATATCATGTGAGAGTGGCTAATAAACATATAGGATATTATGCGACAATAGAAGAAGCAACTCAAGCAAGAATAAAAGCAGAAAAAGAGATATATAAAGATTTTGCAACCGTATAAAAGAACATTTTAGTGAAGAAGCGGAATATGATTTTGATGAGAATGGAGATTTGATAAAGAATGAAAAAGAATATAAAAGAAATGCCATTAATTGATTTTAAAGGAATAATAGGTAAGTTTGTATCTTTAGAAGTAATTGCCAACAAATATTATGCTAATGAAGTACCTTATTATACTTATGCAGAATATGAATTAACAATGATAACAGAAGATGGATATGAAATAAAAATAAAACCAATCAAACAAGAAGATGCAGACAGAATTATAACTTGCTTACAATGTTCAAGAGGAAAGAAAGTAAAATGTTGGAGAGATTTATATGCATGAAACTAAGTAAAGAGTATATAAAAGCGTGGTTAAAGATATATAGCTGTGACGTAAATAAGAATATAGAGTGCAATAAGAAAAACTGTGCTATATGTCACGAAGACGGATATGGTTGTACTAATACAACACAGTATAAGTATGCCAAGAAGATATTACTAAATTTTATAAAGAAAATAATAAATAAAATACGAGGAGTATATAAATATGAGTAATCCAGAGATACAAATAGATATAAATATAAAAGATAGAGATATAGAAAGATTAGAAAAAGTAAAACAATTACTACAAGATATAAAAGAAATAGATAGTAGCTTTAAATTAAGTAACGTAATAGAAGCGGACGAAGATACAATACTAATATTTAATATAGACTGTCTTTATAAGAAAGAAACTTTAGAACAGATAGAAATAGACTTAACAAATAGATTAAAACATAAATGTATTATATTAAATTTTGGATTAACATTAGATAAAGCAATAAACTATGCAAAAGGAAGAGATTATACAACAGTAACTTATTATAATGAAGAAGGAAATCCAATAAAAGAAGAGACAACACAGTATAAATAGCCCCCCTATAGCAATAAAAAGAAGCGGACATGGGAGAACGGTGTGTGGGCATTCAAAAAATCGAAATGCAATATATGTGAGGGTGTAGTAGGAGGTGCAGATATGAATGGAGAAAATGTGATTTCAGCAGGAATATTAGAAGACAATGAAAATGAAAAGATTTCTGCAGAAGAATTAGAAAAGAAACGAAAGAAAATAAAATCTTTAAAAAATAAGTTGAGTAAAAATTTCAAAAATTTAGATAAGTCTACATATTCTTTAGTAGAAAATTTAATTAATGAATTAGCGTTCATGTCTGTAACTCTAGAAGAAAACAGGCAACACATTGAAGAATACGGTGTTAAAGAATTCTATATGAATGGAAAAGGACAATTTGGATATAAAGAGTCAGTAGAAAGTAAAAATTATAATGCAATGATAAAAAACTATACTAATGTAGTAAAACAACTTGTTGATTTTTTACCTAAAGAAGAAAAGAAAAATGCAGGAGAAGATTTGCTGCGATTTATAACAGGTGGTAAAAAATGAATTATATAAAAGAGTATATAAATCAAATTGATGAAGGCAAAATCGTCGTTGGAGAAAAAGTAAAGAAAATATATAAAAGATTGTTAAAGGAAAGCGATGATAAAAGCCTTCCTTTTTATTTTGACGAAGAAACAGGAAACAGACCAATTAAATTTATAGAAACATTTTGCAAACAAGCAGAAGGAGAGATAGGAAAACCAATCAAACTGGAACTATTTCAAAAAGCTTATATACAAGCTTTGTTTGGCTTTATCTATAGAGATACAGGTCTAAGAAGATTTAATGAAACGATGTTTCTAGTTGGAAGAAAAAACGGTAAAACAACAATGCTATCAGCTATTGCTTTATACATGATGATTGCAGATGGAGAAGGCTCAGCAGAATGTTATTCAGTAGCTACAAAAAAAGACCAAGCATCTAAAGCTTTCAAAAGTGCTTGTGCTATGCGAGCACAATCGCCAGAGATAAGGGCAATTATAAATAAAAGACGTACAGATATGTACATGCCTTCTACTTTTAGTAGTTTTGAGCCACTTTCAAGTGACTCTGATACTCTTGATGGATTGAATTCACATTTAGTAATAATAGATGAATTACATGCAATTAAAGATAGAAACTTATATGATGTAATGAAACAGTCAACTTCTTCTAGAAGGCAACCTTTAGTTGTAATGATTACTACAGCGGGATACGTTAGAGAATGTATATTCGATGAAATATATGATTATGCAAATAATGTATTAAATGGAACAGTAAAAAATGACTCATTTTTACCAGTTCTTTATGAATTAGATAAAATAGAAGAATGGAAGGACATAAAATGTTGGGCAAAAGCTAATCCACGGTATAGGAACAATAAAATCATATAAATATTTATCTGAGCAAGTAGAAAGAGCCAAAGATGATATTAGTAGCAAACGAAGTATACTTTGTAAAGATTTTAATATTAGAAGTACAAGCGAAGAAAAATGGCTTGATTTTGACACAGTAAATAATGAAGATGTTTTTAATATAGAAGATATAAAAGGAAACTATGCAATTGGAGGAGCAGACTTATCAAGTACTACAGATTTAACATGTGCAACTTTACTTGTTATGAAAAAAGGAACTAAATATATACTTCAACAATATTTCATTCCAGAGGAGAAAATAATAGAAAAAGAAAATGACGATAAAGTACCATACAAAATATGGCAAGAAAGAGGACTTTTGACAGTTTGCGAAGGAGCACAAATAAATTTTTCAGATGTAACTAAATGGTTTCTTAAAATGCATGAAGAAATGGATATATCTGCGTTATGGGTCGGATACGATCCGTGGGGGTCTGTTTATTGGATAAATGAAATGAAAGAAGTTGGATTTGAAATGGAAGAGGTAATTCAGGGACCAAAAACAATGAGTAATCCTATGAAACAATTAGAAGCAGATTTAAAAGAAAAAAAAGTTAATTATAATAATAACCCAATTACAAAATGGTGCTTGTTAAATACATCAATCAAAACAGATGAAAACGACAACATAAGACCTGTAAAAGGAAAAAAGCAAAGGGCAAGAATAGATGGAGCTGTAAGTTTAATAGATGCTTATGTTGTCTTGTATAGAAAAATGAATGACTATTTAGCATTGCAGGAGGAGTGAGAATGAAAAAAGAAAGACGAAGCTTATATGAAGTTGTTTTTGGAAAAAAGAAGCAAGAGCCAATAAATACTACACAAACTCAATTTCAATTATTGAGTGGTTGGAGTAATGGATTTACCACTTTACAAAATGGAACATACGAAAGCAAAGTAGCAAGAGAATGCATAGACAGAATAGCAACACATTGTGCAAAATTAGTTCCAAAACACATTCAGAATAGCATAACAAACAATATAAAAGGCGATATAAATTTTTTACTAAGTAATCAGCCAAACCTTATTGAAAATACATATGACTTTATATATAGAGTTATTTCTCTACTGTATACTGACTGCAATGCTTTTATTTACATTGCAAGAGACAACACAGGATTTATAACAGCTTTTTATCCAGTTTTAGCACTAAATTATGATTTGTTAGAAGATAAAAAAGGAACAATGTACTTACAATTTAGATTTATAAATGGACAAACATACTTAATACCTTATTTAGAAGTTATACATTTAAGATTGTTTTACAATAAAAATGATATTTTTGGAACAAGTAATAAAGTGTTAACAACAGATTTAGAAACTGCACATACTGCATCAGAAGGAATAAAAAATGCAATTAAAACTACAGGAAATTTAAAAGGTATTTTGCAATACGAAAATAGCATGCTAAAGAATAAAGATTTAGTAAAGACTAAGGAAGATTTTGTCAAAGACTTTTTAAGTTTAGAAAACGAAAGTGGCATAGCGGCTTTAGATGCAAAAGCAAAGTTTATAGAAGTAAATTTAAAACCTGTTACTCTAGATGATGAACAATTAAAAAGAGTAAATTACAATATATTTGATTATTTTGGAGTATCGGAAAAAATTATAAATAATAGTTTTACAGAAGAAGAGTGGAATGCTTTTTATGAAGGCGTAGTAGAACCACGCGGAATTCAAATGGGTTATGCATTTACAAATAAAATATTTAAAAAACAATCAATTAAAGAAGGACATAGAATTGTATTTACAGCAAATAGATTACAATATGCTAGCTTAAAAACAAAAACAGAATTACTTAAAGTTGTAGCTCCGTGGGCTATGATAAAAGTAGATGAAGGTAGAGAAATTTTAGATTTAACACCACTCGGTGGAGAAGAAGGAAATAGGATATTGCAAAGTTTAAATAACATAGATAGTTCTATAGCAAATCAATATCAAGTAGGAGGCGAAAAATAATGGAAAAAGCAGTAAAAGAAATAAGATTAGTAGATATGAGAGCATTAGATAATACAGATGAAATGATAGTTGAAGGGTATGCTGCAGTATTTGATACTATTACTGATTTAGGATGGATCAAAGAAGTAATTGATAGACATGCATTTGATAATGCAGATATGTCGGATATTGTAATGAAATATAATCATGAAAGCTCTATCTTACCAATGGCAAGAACAAGAGGAGGCTCGCTACAATTTACTATTGATGATCATGGACTAAAAATAAGAGCTAAACTACCTGACACAATGCAAAATAAAGATATATACACTCTGATTAAAGATGGTGTATTAAGCAAAATGAGTTTTGCATTTACAGTAAAAAGGCAAGAATACGATTATGAAACAGATACTAGAAAAATATTGGAATTTGATAAAATATTTGATGTATCTGTCGTAGATGTACCAGCATATGAAACAACTGAAATCTATGCTAGAAGTAAAGAGCAATATGAAAGAGAAAAAAGACAATATGAGGCAAAAAAAGAGGAATACAAGTTAAATTTCGAAAAAGAAAAAATTAAATTAATGTTATGTATATAACTCTCGACAAGAGAAGCGGTGGTAGAACTGCTTCTTTTTTTTGTTGGTAGAAACAAAATAGAGCTTTATAGAGCGGTGGTAGAACTGCAAAAAAATATTTTAGGAGGAATAAAAAATGACAAAACAAGAAATTGAAAATAAGAAAACAGAATTAAGAAACAAAATTAATGAAGCTAAAACAGAAGGAGAATTAGTGGAATTAAGAAGACAAGCAGAAGAGTTAAACAAGGAAATTCCAGAAACTGAAAATTCAAACAATGGAACAATAACACATGAAGAAGAAAGAGCATTACTTGCAGATGTGAGTGAATTAGAACAAAGAAAAGCAGAAATAACAAAAATAATTAAATACAAGAAGGAAGAAAAAGTGGAAGAAAAAAGAACATTATCACAAGTTTTAGAGAGTCCAGAATACAGAACAGCGTGGGCAAAAAAATTGCTTGGAAGACCTGAAAAAGATTTTACAGCAGAAGAAAAGAGAGCATTAGGAGATGCTATAACAACAACAGATACAACTTTTGTAGCATCTGATGCAGATACACAAGGAATTAACAATGGTGGTCTATTTATTCCAAGAACAGTCAGAAATGATATTTTAGAAATCATTGTAGACTCTAGTCCAATTTTTAGGGATATAAGAAAATTAAATGTAGCTGGTAATGTGGAATTACCATATTTAGAACAAGCAGATGATGCAAAATGGTATACAGAGCTAAAAGAAACTGATAACGAAGGTCAAAAATATGCTAATTTACAATTAACTGGATGGGAACTTGCCAAAGATGTTGAAATAACATGGAAATTAGAGCAAATGGCAGTAGAAAGTTTTATTCCATTTATAGTAGAAGAGTTAGCAGCTAAAATGGGTATTGCTTTAGTAAATGCTGTTATTTATGGAGATGGAGCAAATAAACCAAAAGGAATAACTAAAGATTTAATACCAATAAAAGAAGGAGAAGACCCAATAGAAAGAATAATCTCTGCATATAAATCTTTAACAAAAGAAGCAAGAAGAGGAGCAAAAGCTTATATTTCTACTAATGTAAATATAGATATTGTAAGCTACAAAGATAACAATGGAAATTATCCATTCTTACAAGGAATTGCTACTAACAAACTAGTACCAGTAGAAGTAGACCCTTATTTGAATGATGATGACATTATCGTTGGTAACTGTAAAAATTACATATTAAACGAAGTTACTCCTATTAGAGTTGATAAAGAAATAAAATTAAAACCAAGAAGAATTGTATATGGTGGATATGCAATTTATGATGGTGTTGCAAGACCAAAATATTTCGCATATAGCCAAAAAGGAGAATAGGAGGTAACAAATGGATACTAAAGTAAAATTTTTAAAAGAATTAGCTTTGAAAGTTACATCTGCAACTTCTGTTGATGAAGTGACAGGAGAAACTATATGTGAAGTTCTTGATTACATAGTTCAAAATTATAAAGCCTCTGGAGGAGCAGCAGGACCTCAAGGTCCTGCTGGAGCAGATGGTAAAAGCGTAACATCTATTGCACTAACAACAGATGAAACAGGCAAAGTAACAGGCGGTACAGTTACTTATTCAGATGAGTCTACATCTGAAATAACTGTAACTGTTGCAGGAGTTTAATAAAAAATAGGAGGACTATATGGATAACTTACTAAAAATAGCAAAACAATGCTTAAGTATTGTTGAGACAGCTACATTAAAAGATGAAGAAATTAAAATGTGGATAAATGCAGGAATAGCAGATTTGAAAAGACAAGGAATAACAGCTAGTGAAGATACAAAAGACAGTCTTATACAGTCTGCTATTGTTATGTATGTAAAAGCAAATTTCGGTAATGTAGATATAAAAGAGAAAGAATTAGCACAGAGAACATATAGTCTTCTTTGTGCTAATTTAGGATTATCACAAGAATACTTAATAAAAGAGGAGAGCGATAGTAATGCGTGACGTAAGTTGTAAGTTGCTATCTACTACAATTCAAGAAGATAGTATAGGCGTGCAGAAAGAAGTTGTTAAAGAAATAGAAATACCAATTATAAAAGTAGAAGATGTATATGCTAATGAGTATTATGAAGCTAATCAAGCAGGATATCAACCAACACTAAGATTAAGAATTAGTGTGTTAAATTATAACAATGAAAAAGAACTTATATATATGAATACTACTTATACAATAATAAGAGTTCAAGAAATAACAGTAGACGAGCTAATTTTAGTTTGTGAAAGGAAAATAAAGAATGTCAAAAACAATTAAACCAGAAAATTTGCAAAAAGTTTTAAGTGATTATTTAGAGAACTATGTTGAAGACATTACAGAAGATGTTGAAGATACAACAGATACTTTAACTAAAGAAGCTGTTCAAGAATTAAAACAGACATCTCCAAAGGGACAAGGAAGCAGAGATAAACCATATCACAAGGGATGGACAAGACAAAAAGGTAAAGAAAACAGGGGAAGATATACTGTAAAAATTCATAATAAAACAAATTATCAATTAACGCACTTACTTGAATTTGGACATGCTACAAAAAATGGAGGAAGAACAAAAGCTATTCCACATATTAGACCTATAGAAGAAAAATATAACAAATTATATGAAAAAAGAATTACAACAGTAATTAAAAGGAGGTCAAAATGACGTTAGAAGAATTAAAAACACGATGTGAAAAAGAAGGCTTCAAATATGCTTATGGTAAATTTGAAGAAGAAACAGAACCTCCACATTTAATAACGATAACTATAGATACAGATAATTTTATGGCAGACAATAAAGTTTATCATAAAAATGTACCTATACAATTAGATTACACTTATATTTATAAGAACGTAGAGGAACAAAACAAAATAGAAAATAAAATTCTGGGCGATATAGCCTGGAATAAAACAGAGGAAACTTACTTACAAGACGAAAAAGTCTGGCAAGTAAGTTATTTTTTTGAAATTTAAAATTAAAGGGAGGAAATTAATAATGGCAGGAGAAACAAACAATAAAGTTTTATATGGTATTGAACAATGCTACGTAGCAAAAATAACAGAAACAGAAGAAGGAATTACATATGGTACACCATTTCCTATGCCAGGAGCAGTAGGATTAAACTTTGATCCAGAAGGGGAAGAAACACCTTTTTATGCTGATAATGTTAAATATTTTATTGCAAATTCTAATCAAGGATATTCAGGAGATTTAGAAATTGCAATGACACCAGAACAATTCTTAAAAGAAATTTTAGGAAGAACAGTTGATACAAATGGTGCGATATTTGAAAATGCAGATGATAAAACAGCAAGATTTGCATTAATGTTTCAAGGGCAAGGAGATTCTAAAAATAGAAGATGGGTATTCTTTGATTGTACTGCCACAAGACCAAGCAGAGAGAATAATACAAAAGAAGAATCTATTGAAGTAGGAACAGAGACAATGACAATAACAATGTCTCCACGTTCAACAGACAAAGCTGTTATGGCTTACATTGAGCCAAACGACACAAATGAAAAAGTTTATAATTCATTCTTTACAAAAGTTTATGAAAAAAACGCTGTAGCAGGTGTTTAGGAGGGTTTAAATGAAAAAAATAGTTATAAATGATAAAGAATTTGACATAGATTGTAATGCCTTTACAAGGTTTCAGTATAAGTCAATTTTTAAAAAAGGAATTTTTGCTGATATTAAAATTTTAAGTGATTATTCTCAAAAGCAAGAAAATTTAAAAAATAAATTAAAGCAAGAAGGAAAATCGGACGAAGAAATTGAAAAAGCTGTTAATTCAGAAATGATGGTGGATTTAGATGATTTTATCGATGTCATAGAAAAGATTGCTTACATATTGATTTATACAGCAAATAATAAAATTGGAAGTTTTGAAGATTGGCTTAAAAGTATAGAAAAAATAAACTTAAGTGATAGCTGGATTAGTGAGGTAACGGAATTTGCCGTTGCCTCATTTTGTTGATAAAGAATTAATGGAAGAAATCAAAGGAATAAAGATAAATAATTCAGAAGAAAAAGACACTTTAGAAGATTATAGATTTATAGCAAATTGCTTACAAATTGGATTGAAAATCGAAGATTTAAGAGAAATGAAATATAAAGATGTAGCAAAAATTTTAATTTGTTTTGCGGATAGAAAGAAAAAAACTAGAAAAGCAACACAAGCTGATTGGGACAAGTTAGCGGGAAGGAGGTAGTATGGCAGGAAGTATAAAAGGAATAATTGTTGAGATAGGTGGCGATACATCAGGATTACAAAAAGCTTTAAAACAAGTAAATACAACTACCTCAAACTTATCTAAAGAATTAAAAGGAATTAATAGTCTATTAAAACTTGATCCTAAAAATACAGAGCTTCTAGCACAAAAACAAGCTGTATTATCTCAAAATATTCAAGAAACAACTAACAAACTAAATCAATTAAAACAAGCACAAAAGCTAGCAGATGATACTATAAAAAATGGAGGAACAATTTCTCAAGAGAATTATAGAAACCTGCAAAGAGAAATCATAAACACTGAAAATAAATTAAAACAGTTAAAAGTAGAGGCATCTAATTGGACAAAAGTTAGTAAATCTTTAGATAATATTAGTTCTAAAATGAAATCTGTAGGTAATGTAGTTACAAGTGTAGGACAAAAGTTTTTAGGATTAACTGCAACACTGGGAGCAGGAATAGCTTATGGTGTAAAATATAATGCAGAAATGGAAAACCTAGCAACAAATCTCAAGGTATTGTTAGGAAGCCAAGATAAAGCGAACAAAATGCTAAAAGATTTAAAAGAAATGGCAGCAACGACACCATACGAAACAAATGATTTGGTATCTGCAACCAAAACTCTATTGTCTTTTGGAGTTAGTGCAGATAAAGTTCAAGGAATATTAAAGACACTTGGAGATGTTGCTATGGGTAATAAAGATAGTTTATCTTCTTTAGCTCTTGTTTTTGGACAAATTTCTGCTAATGGAAAGTTGACAGGACAGGATTTACTGCAATTAGTAAATGTTGGTTTCAATCCTTTACAAATTATTTCTGAGAAGACAGGAAAGTCAATGGAGATATTAAGAAAAGAAATGTCTGAGGGAAAGATAACAATAAATGATGTAGAAAAAGCTTTTAAAGTTGCAACTAGTGAAGGTGGACTTTTCTATAAGGGAATGGAGGAAGGCTCAAAGACACTTAGCGGAAAATTTTCTACTTCTATGGATGCAATGAAGGAAGCTATTGGTGGATTAACAAAATCACTATTACCTATTTTGACGAAGTTTTTAGACAAAGTGACTGAGTGGATAAATAAATTCAATTCGCTAGACCAAGGAACTAAGAATATAATATTAGTTATTACAGGACTTATTACTATAATAGGTCCTTTGTTAATTATTATAGGCAAAATTATTAGTGCTGGAGGAGTAATATTTGGTTTGTTAAGCAAAGTTTCAGGAGCAATTGCAGGAGTGTCTGCTGGTACAGGAACATTAAGTACAGTATTAACGACATTGACAGGACCAATAGGTGTAGTTATTGGTGTGATAACAGCTCTTGGGACAGCATTTGTATATTTATTTAATACAAATGAAGAATTTAGAAATAAAGCAATGGAAGTATGGAATAGTTTAGTTAATTTATTTAATGAAACTATAATACCAGCTTTTAATACTATAAAAGCTGCGGTAATGTCAGCGTTAAATACAGTTTGGAAGTTATGGCAACAATTGTGGGAAAAATTAGAACCTTTTGTAACAAAAATTTTAACATGGCTTATGAATTTCTGGAATAATACATTAAAAGGAATAATAGAAAATGTAGTGAATTTTATAACTAAATTGATACAAGGTTGGACCGAACTATATAATAATGTTATAGCACCGATTATTAGTGCTTTAGTCGACGTACTATGGCCTGTAGTAGAAAGAGTGCTAAATGCTATTTGGTCAACTATAAGTGGAGTATTTGATGCAATAGGAGGAGTTATAAAGGCTATCACAGGAATTTTAGATGGCTTAATAACATTTATTACAGGAGTATTTACAGGAGACTGGGAAAAAGCTTGGCAAGGCATCTCTGATATATTTAAGAATATAGTAGAAGGTTTATGGTCTATAATAAAAACACCTCTAAATTGGATAATTGATGGAATAAATGGACTAATAAGTGGAATTAATGGAATTAAAATTCCAGATTGGGTGCCTGGAGTTGGAGGAAAGAGTCTAAGCATTCCTAAAATTCCGAGACTTGCTAAAGGAGGTATTGTAGATCAAGCAACTTTAGCTATGGTTGGAGAAGGAAAGTCAGCAGAAGCAATAATTCCACTTGATAGAACATTAACAAGATATATGAGTGAAGCACTAAAAGATGCAGGAGCAAATAACAATATTACAGTTAATTTTTATCCTCAACAAATGACAGAAGCGGAACTTGACAACGCATTTAATTATATAAATAGAAGATTTGGATTACAATATTGACAAAATTAGACATATAAGTTAAAATTTTCTTGAAAAGGGGATGAGGAAATGTCAGAAAACTTAGATGAGAAGAAACCAATTTATAAGCAATTATGGTTTTGGATAATAATTGTTGTTTTTATAATAGGTATTGGACTAAATTTAATTCAAGATAATAAAGAACAAACAACAAGCAATGGCAATTTAGTAGAAAAT